CGCAAACACCATGACGAGTGCGTTGAGCGCAGCTACGCGCAGACGTGGTGGGCTGGGTACATCAGGTGCTGCGAACAGCTCCTGGACATGGAGAACGAGTGATGACTGACATTCGCGCGTTGATTGCTGATGATGCTTTTGCCGCATCATTCCAATCTCTGGGCCAGTACCGCACTGCACTGTTGGCCGCCCTAGCCCAGCCCGAGCCGCAGGGGCCGACGGATGAGGAGCTGTGGGACTTGTACCAAGACCTGGGAAGTTACTTTTCTCCTACGGAGTTTGCTCGTACAGTCCTCGCCCGCTGGGGCCGCCCCGCCATCGAGCCGGTGCCGGTGAGCGAGCGCCCGCCGGGGCCGAAGGATTGCGATGCGGGGGGGAGGTGTTGGTGGTTTTCACCTCCAGCCTGTGGGCCTTGCACGATCCGTCCGTGCTGGATTTTTGACTCGGAAACCCTGGAAGGGGACACCCACTGGCTGCCCCACTGGGCGCTGCCGGTGCCTGCACCCGCCAACACTATTAACCAGAACAATTATTAGGCCATGGAAATCCAAATACTTCGCGGAAACTTTTCTCAATTCAGCAAAGGTTTGTCAATTCGCGTATCAGACGGAAATACAACGCTTGATACTTACATTGACCACAAGGAATTGCTAGCTTTTGCTGCCATGCTTGTTGACATTGCCGATGACGCAATTTCCAAGATTGGAGAAGAAGCTCAAGATTGCCAATCGAAACTACGCGACTGTCTTGAGGATCTGCAAAGCGGCGATTGGAAAGCGCCCCTTGTCGAGCCGGTGCCTGGGGTGGAGGATGCCGATGCTTAACGCCCTGCTCGCCCTCGCCCTGCTGCTCGCCCTCGGCGCAGCGGTTGAGCTGTGTATCAAGGTCGCCTTCGCGCGCCTGCTGCCGTTGCTGCTGAGGTTGCCATCGAGTCGAGTTGGAGGTCAGCGATGACCTGGAATCGAAGCCTGTTGCCTGATGAGCCGCAGCCATTCCTTGGCCCGGGCATCAGCAGGCCCAAGCCGAAACAGCTGACACGCCTTTTCAGCCTGGAGGTGCAATGCCCCGGCACCCGTCTGATGCACTTGCAGATCCCGGCGCCCAGCAAAGCTGATGCAATCCGCTACTGCGAGAACCGCTGGCCTGATGCAACTATCACCTTCATCAGATGACCCTGACCGAACATCTAACTGAGCTCTACTGGGGGCTAAACGAGTACAGCATTGATGACCAACGCCGGATGCAGGCGGTCATCCATGAGATCAGTCAGATCATCCGCGGCTGGGCGCCTGACGAGGGGCTCGCGCGGATCACCCATCTCGCCATCACCGGAGTGGCCGACCGCCTGCTGGAACAAGCCATGGAACCCAAGTCATGAAACTGCTGATCGACACCGAGCTCTACCTGTTTGCCGCTGCATCCGCCTGCGAGTTCGAGGCGGAATGGGACACCGACGACTGGACCTACCTCTGCCGTCATGGTGATGTGAAGGCCTCGCTGCAGGATTCGATCGCGGCCATCCGCGAGGTGTTCCCCGATGGTCAACCCGTCCTGGCGTTTGGCGATCGAGCTTCCTTCCGCTACGGCATCTGGCCCAGCTACAAGGCCAACCGCAAGAGCTACCGCAAGCCCGCCGGCTACCGCGAGCTGGTGGCCTGGGTTGAGACGGTGGCACCTACCAGGGGATGGGAGGTGGCGCGGCTGCCTGATGTCGAAGGTGATGACGTGCTGGGCATCCTGTGCGAACCCGGCGATGTCATCTGCAGCTGGGACAAGGATCTGCTCACCATTCCCGGTCTGCACTACAGACGCGAGGAGGTGGTGGAGGTTGATCAACTTGCTGCTGACCGTGCCTTCTACATGCAGGTGCTCACCGGCGACGCGGCCGACAACTACCCCGGCTGCCCCGGCTACGGCCCCGTGACCGCCGAGCGGTTGCTGTCGGGTTGGACAACGGACGTTGATTTCTGGCGTGAGGTGGTCAACGCCTACACGCTCAAGAGCAAGGCCGGCACGCGCGAGGCTGCCGAGAAGCTGGCACTGCAGCAGGCCCGCTGCGCTCGCATCCTGCGGGCCGGCGAATACGACCTGGCAACCAACACTCCCCGGCTGTGGAGCCCTCCGGTAGCCTGATCTCGTCTGCATACCTGCAGTGCTGCAGCCTCTTGTCACCGAACAGCTGATTGCTCGATTGCAGGATGTGTTTCCTGCTGCCCCCTCGCGGCACATGACAGTCCGCGAGGTTGATCACCTGATCGGGCAACAAGAAGTAGTGGCCTACCTGCAGCGGTTGCTGGAGGAGGAGAAAGATTTGCCGCTCAACGTGGAGGATCTCTGATGTGCTTTGGAGGGGGCGGCAGCCCGGCCACCATCACGATGCCCGACACCGGCGCTTACGACCGGCTGGCGCAGATGCAGATGGATGCCATGCGCCAGTCGCAGGATGGCGCCATCAAGGTCAAGCAGGGCGAGCTGAACCAGGCGCTGACTGCGCAACAGGAATCACTGGCTCAGCTGCGCGATGTCAAGACTGCTCGCGCGAATGACACCGCTGCCAATGCCGCGCGGATGGCGGCGCTGATCGGCACGCCACCGCCAGACAAGGCGGCAACGGCACCCGTGCTGGGCAGCGACCGCGCCGAGATGAGCCGCCCGGCTGGCAAGCGCGGGCTGCGCATCGACCGGGCTAGGGCCACCACGGCCGGCGCTGGCACCGGGCTCAACATCACCTCAGGAGTTTGACCATGTGCTTCGGATCACAGCCACAGCCCCCGCAGGTTGTCTACCAGGGCCCGAGCGAAGAAGACATCGCACGGCAGAACGCATCCATGGAGACATACCGGCAGCAGGCCGCTCAGCAGCAGCAGCTGTTGGCCGATCAACTGCAGCAGCAGATCGACACGGCGAACACGCGAATGGCGGAACAGCAGACGCGGCTTGCTGAGGAGCAGGCCATGTCTGCGCGTGCATTGACCCAGCAGGGCGCCTATGCCGTCCAGACCACGCAGGAGACACCTACAGCGGTGCAGAGCACCACTGCGATGAAGGCCAAGGACAAGCCCCGCACCGGCCTGAAGATCGCGCCCGGTTCCACTGCTGCATCAGCCGGCACCGGCCTGAACATCGGGGTGTGACATGGGTTGCGAACGCGACTACCGGCAGCTGGAAGGCGACAGGAACAACTACCTGGAGCGGGCACGCACCGCTGCCCGGTACACCCTGCCGTACCTGATCCCGCTCAGCGACAGCTACACCCCGGGGCAGAACCAGCAGTGGGGGCTGCCCTGGAATGGGCTTGGTGCTCGCGGCGTTCACAACATCACCAGCCGGTTGACGTTGGCGTTGCTGCCGCCAACGGAGGCGTTTTTCCGGTTCACGATTGACGAGATCGAGCTGGCTACCCAGGAGCAGGAAGCCCTGGCGGCCGGCGCCACACCCGAGGATCTGGCCAAGGGCAAGAGCACGTTTGATCTGGGCCTGGCCAAGCTCGAACGCGCCGTGCTGCGCAGCATCGAAACCAGCAACGACCGGGTGGCGGTCCACGAAATGCTGATGCACCTGATCGTGGGCGGCAACGCGCTGCTCTACGTCAGCGAGAAGGGGCTGCGGTGTTTCCACCTGGACCGCTATGTGCTGCGGCGCGATCCGATGGGCAACCCCCTGCAGGCGATCGTGTGCGAGGAGCTCAGCGTTGAGAACCTGCCGCCACGGGTGAAGGCTGTTCTCGATGAGGAAGATGGCGACAGGATCGCCGGCATCGACGACGAGGACGGCGACGACGACGCCTCCGACTACGACCGGACGGTGAAGCTGTTCACCTGCGTCGAATGGGAGGACAACAAGGTCACGTGGTATCAGGAGGTGAAGGGCCGAGAGATCCCTGGCACCAAGGGAACCGCCAAGGCCAGCGAGTCACCCTGGCTGCCGCTGCGGATGTACCGCATCGACGGGCACCACTACTCGCCGGGCTACATCGAGGCGGCATGTCTGGCTGATCTGCAGACCGCTGAAGCGCTGAGCCAGGCCATCGCCGAGGGCTCGCTGGTCAGCGCCCAGGTGAAGCATCTGGTGAAGCCCAGTGGCGTCGCCAACCCGAAGAAGCTGGCCGACAGCGCCAATGGCGCCTACCTGCCCGGCAACCCCGATGACGTGTTCACCATCCAGGTCAACAAGGCCTCGGATCTGCGGGTGGCGATGGAAGGGCTGGCGCGTGTCGAGGCCCGACTGGGGCAGGCGTTCATGCTGGCCGACGTGCGCGACAGCGAGCGCACCACCGCCGAGGAGGTGCGCCTTCATGCACTGCAGATCGAGAACAGCCTCGGCTCGATCTACAGCATCCTCACCACGGAGTTCCAGCAGCCCTATGTGGCGCGGAAGCTGGCGCTGCTGATGCGTGCAGGGAAGCTGCCGAAGCTGCCCGACATGGTGAAGCCCGTGGTCAGTGTCGGCCTGGCAGCCGTGGGCCGCGGCAACGATCTGGAGAAGACCGCAAGGTTCATGCAGATCCTGCAGCAGTCGATCGGTCCAGAAGGGATCGCCACCTACGTGATGCCGGCTGAACTGATCCGCCGCCTGGCGGCCTCAATGGGCATGGACATCATCGGGCTGGTCAAGACCGACGAGCAGATGGCGGCCGAGCAGCAGCAACAGCAGCAGATGGCCATGGCGCAGCAGGCGATGCAAGGCGGCATGGCAGACCCACAGAAGCTGGCGAACGCCGCGGCCATCAGCCAGGAGATGGCCTCGCCGCCGCCGGTTGATGCACCACCTGAACAACAACCAACCCCATGACTGCAACACCCACAGAACAGCTGGATCCACGCGCCATGGTCGCCCCCGGCCAGGAGGCGGTGCTGGATGAGTTCTTCGCTGAACTGGACCAGCAGAACGCTGCGATCCAGGCTGCCGAACAGGACGCACCAGCACCCGAGCCGGCATTGCTGGCTGGCAAGTTCAAGAGTGCCGAGGAGCTGGAGCGCGGCTACAAGGAACTGGAGCGCAAGCTGGGCGCCAAGGCCGAGGCACCCGAGCCAGCGGAAGCCGCGCCCGAACCGCTCACCCGCGAGCAGGCTTCCGAGCGCTATGGCGAGTTCATTGCCAGCGCTGCCGAGGAGGAAGGCCTCGATCTGAGCGCATGGGATGCCGCCGTGCGGAAGGGCGAGGACACCGCAGATTTGCGGGAGAAGCTGGCGGCACGCACCAACATCCCGGTGCAGCTGATCGAGCAGTACGAAGCAGCGTTCCGCCCCCAGGCGCAGCCGGCTGATACCGGCGCAGCGCAGCAGGGCTTCAGCGATGCGGACGTGAGCGAGCTCAAGACGCTGGTGGGCGGCGAGCAGGAGTTTGCGCGACTCAGCCAGTGGGCGGCAACGAACATGGGCGCCGACGAGCTGGCGGATTACAACGCCGCGGTGGACAGCGGCAACAAGGCCGCGGTGCGATTGGCGCTGCGGGCGATGCAGGCCCGGGCCACCACAGTGCAACAGCAGGGCGAACCGGAACTGATCGGCGGCGGTCGCCCGGCCCAGGTGGATGTGTTCGCCAGCCAGCAGGAAGCCCTGGCGGCTTACCGGAAGACCGACAGCAAGGGCAAGCGGTTGTACGACAGCGATCAGAAGTACCGGGCGTGGTACGAGAAAACCCTTGCGCGATCGAACTATCCCGCATAATGAGGGCAACAGTTTCTCTGCAGCAGTGCAGTTGAACGGGCCTCCTTCGGGAGACACCCCGACTCGGCGATCTGTGAGGCAGGAGCTGACAATCACTTAAACCAGTGACCAGTCTCACCAACCTCGACCGTCTTGGTCAGATCAAACAGGCAGGGGATGTCAATGCCCTGTTCCTGAAGCTCGGCATGACCGAGATTCTTGACGCCTTCGACCGCAAATGCGTGTTCAAGGGCAAGGTCAAGGAGCGCAACATCCGTGGCGGCAAGAGCGCTGCCTTCCAGGTGACCGGCCGCAACACGGCTGCGTATCACACACCTGGCACCGCGATTCTGGGCGATCCCAACGCCACCAACGCTGACCGCAACGAGTACATCATCAACCTCGATGGTTTGCTGGTTGCGTCCGAAGTGATCTATGAGCTCGACGAGCTCATGAATTACGTGGACATGCGGCAAGACATCACCCATCAGCTCGGCCAGGCACTGGCTCGGGAGTGGGACCAGCGGGCCGCCCGCGTGATCTATGGCGCAGCCAAGACCACAACGGAACCGCTGCTCTCCGGTGGTGGTGCGGTGGTGACCGGCTCGATTGCCACGACCACCCTGACCGTCACCGCGGTCACCAGCGGTCGCATCTACCCGGGACAGACGATCAGCGGCAGCGGCATCACCGCCGGCACCTTGATTGTCGCCCAGCTGACCCAGACCAGCGGCGATGCAATCGGTCTGCGCGGCACCTACACGGTGTCGGTGTCGCAGACGGCAGCCTCCACCACGGTGACTGCCGTTGGCGGTCCGAGCGCTGGCCGCATTGGCCAGACCCAGACCCTGCCTGCCGGCTACACCACTGCCACCACCAACAGCCGTGGTGACAGCCTGATTGCTGCCATCTCGGCACTGAAGGTGCAGATGCAGGCCAAGGACGTGCCCGTTGAGGACATGATCTGCGTGGTGCCGCCGTCGGAGTATGACTGCCTTCTGGATTCAACCAGGGCGATCAACGCCGACTTCAACGGCGCCGGTGGCGGCAACGGCACCATTGCCGAAGGTCGCATCATGCGCGTCAAGGGCATCCCGGTGATCTGGTCCAACCACGTCACCCAGCCGGCGTACACCAACAACACGCTCGATCGGAACACTG